TGATCCAGCACCACCACCTCCAACTGTGATGCTATATGTATTTCCAGCAGTAACACTTAATCCTGATCCAGATAAATAACCTCCAGCACCACCTCCTCCAGCTCCCAAAGCACCTCCACCACCACCGCCTGCAACTACCAAGTAATTAACACTTGATACACCTGTGGGTGCAGTCCATGAACCTGAACCAGTAAATATTGCTGTTCTTGTTGTGTTAGGAACTAAATAAGAAATGATGACTACGCCAGAACCTCCATTTCCACCATTACTTCCATAACCACCACCACCACCACCACCTAGATTTGCTGATGCGGATGACACTGCACTACCATTAGTTGAACCTGTTGCACCACCACCAGAACCTCCAGCACCGCCACTACTATTACCACCTCCTCCACCACCACCAGCATAAGTTACGCTAGAACCACTAAGTGTTGATGATGTTCCTGACCCACCAACTCCACCATTATTTGTAGTTGAATTACCACCAGTTGCACCAGCACCACCGCCACCGCCAAAAGCGTTTCCTGGTGCTGTTGCATTACCTCCAGCGTTTCCTTGACTAGATGTTCCTGACCCTGGACTACCAACTACTCCAGGTGTTGTCGTGCCAGCGCCACCTCCAGAGCCACCTGTATTTCCATTATCTGCCCCAGCTGTATTGCTAAATGCTCCACCATATCCACCACCAACTGCACCAGTTGATCCATTGACTAATGTGCCAAATAATGAATTTCCACCATTAACTGCTGCAGCAGAAGTTGTTCCAAATGCACCACCAGCACCAACTGTAATTGCATAAGTTGTACCAGGAGAAACTGTTAAATTTGTTCCAGTTAAAAAACCTCCAGCACCGCCTCCACCTGCTGATCCACCACCGCCTCCACCAGCAACAACCAAATAGTTAACGCTAGTAACACCAGTAGGAGCAGTCCAACTAGATGTTGAATTAAATATCTGAATTACGTTGTAATAAGAAATTGCTTTCTTACCAGTTAAAAAGAAATTAGGTGCTCCAAACATTATGCAAACGCCTGTGCGTAAGTGCCATACCAAACAGAGTTAATACATACAAATGAAAGTATGTCTAAGCCTGTGGAAGCGGTTGTTGTGATTGTCGGAGCAGTACCACCAGGCCACTTTACTCCAGTAAATGTAGCCGTGCGTGAACCTGTGCCGTCTTGAATTAACTTCAAAATAAACGATGTGCCTGACGTTGCAGTTGGCATGGTAAACGTACAGTTACCAGTCAACGTATAACTTAACACTGTACCGCTAGATAAACTTAAAGTAACCGCTGTACCAGAATTGGTAATTGATGGTGCAGTTTCTGTGTACCCAGTAATTGTTGGTGTAGTCAGTGTTGCACTAGTAGCAAGTGCAACAACTGTACCGCTACCAGATGTAGTGTAAGACGTTCCCCAAGCAGAGCCTGTACTGTTGGCTATACCTGCACCTGGATAAACCTGTGCACTTGAAGCAGCGTTGATAGTAATGGCAGCAGAACCGTTATAAGTTGTGCCACTGCTAAAAGTGATGTTTGTACCTGCTGTCAAATTGGCAAGACTACCACCTAAAGACACGCCTGAAATAGTTGAGTTGGCTAACTGAGCATTGCTAATCGTACCTGACAAGTTAGCTGTCGTATAACCTGTACAGTTTGTAAGCGTGCCAGATGTAGGTGTTCCCAATACAGGTGTGACTAGCGTAGGTGAGGTGGCAAACACCAAAGAACCTGAACCTGTTTCATCTGTAATGGCAGTTGCTAAGTTTGCACTTGTTGGTGTTGCTAAAAATGTTGCTACATTAGTACCCAATCCACTAACACCAGTTGATATAGGCAACCCTGTGCAGTTAGTCAACGTGCCACTAGAGGGTGTACCTAGTGCAGGTGTAGTCAATGTAGGAGAAGTGAGGGTTAACCCTGCTACCGTGGTAGTGGTAGTTCCCAAGGTCAGGGCTGTAGAGCCAAGAGTAATAGCAGTTGCAAAGTTGCTATCCAATTGGGATAGCGGAATTGCACTCGTTGCAGTTGCAAATGTATACGGAACAGCCATTTTAGAACCTCACTCTTAATTCATGTTCAAACTCGAATGTGTTAACTACAAATCCTGCGCTGTTGCTGGTCTGCGTTAACCCCAAATACTTACCGTACTGCTGAGCATCTGTCTTATAGAGATAATATCCGCTTTGCGAGGACCACGCTATAGGCACAGAACTGTTGTTTACCCATCCAATAGTGTTACCCAAATAATTTACCCACAGCACACTGTTTGACAACGTGTAAGGGGGACTAGACCCACTTTCTGAGTCCACTGTGACCGTAAAAGTGGCTGAGTTGGATACCGTTGCTTCAATACCAAATTTTAGTGCTTGTTTCGTCCGAATGCTATCCCCCATAGGGTCTAAAGCAGTCTGAATATAAGACGCTACATTGGCTGTAGGATTGTTATAAAGTCTGTAAAGAGTGGTTGTAGCCACCCCGTAAAGGCTTACAACGCCTCCTACAGGCACAGAAGTCACATAATTGATACCATTGCCCTGAGACGTGATAAACCACTTCTTTTCAAAGAATACAGCCTGGATAAACCGACTGGGTGCAGGGCCTAACGGGAAAGATGAGTTAACGTAGAAGTTAAACGCTGCACACAAGATGTTATTGAGGAGCACTTGCCCCCCAGTCACAGGCTGTGTGAAGTCAATATAGGGGAAAATACCGTCTAACGGGTCTGAAATCTTAGATGTTGTACTACCGACCAAGGCATAAATGCCGTAGTCATTCATAAACAACAGACTACGGAAGTACGGAAAAATGGCATACGGACGCTTGCTACCCACTGATGCAGACACGTTGGTGTTGGTAAATAGCGTTGCACCCGTAGAGGTCACCCTGACATCTGAGAAGACGTTAATCGAGTCATCACCAAAGATGTACAAGAAATTATTGGCTGAATACAGGGCGGTGATGTTGCCGTGCAGTGTTTCGTCTGTCAATGTCAGTGAGCCAGCACTTACTGACGTAAAGTCAAACGGGCTTGTAGAGGCTGAATAATAGACTGTACGCCCCGCAGCTACCCAAGTACGCCCTGAAAATGTGGCTACGTCTACTATAGGGTCTGTGTTGACTACTGCAATACCCGTTGCAGAGGTGGTTGCACCCCCACCAGTGATGCTGACCGTGGTATTGGCTAGGTAACCTGTGCCTGGATTGGTCATAATCACCTGTGTAATTTGGCCTCCAGAGACTATAGCTGTACCTGCTGCGTTTGAACCTGCACCTGAAATGGCTACTGAGACGTTGGATGAATTGGTATACCCTGCACCGCCACTGGTAATCAAAACAGACACCGCACCTTGATTGAATGTAACCAAAGACGTAATGGCTGAAGCGGTCGTGGTCACGTTAGAACCACCGCCAGTAATGGTCACACTAGGTGGTGAAGTGTATCCTGCACCTGCGTTGGTGAGTGTAATACTACTGACAGAGCCTAAAACTAGAGCAGCCGTGGCAGTTGCACTACCGCTAGAAAAACTAACGCTAGGAGGCGAAATATAGCCCGAACCAGGATTTGTAATTGAAACTGCTACGACTACACCCCCCGAAATGGTTACAACCCCCTGAGCAGTTGTGCCTCCAGCTGTTGTAGGAGCACTGAACGTCACTGAAGGCAAAGTAGTGTATCCAGAACCCCCAGCCGTCACCGTCACCGAGGCTACACCTCCTGCACCCGTGGTTACCGTTGCTACTGCCGTGGCATTGACTCCACCCGCAGGTGCAGCCTGTATCACCACGTTAGGGGCTTCTGTATAACCTGCACCAGGGTTGGTAATTCCAATAGTTCCTACAGAACCTACAGGATTGAGATTAGTACCATCCCACGCAAACAAACCTTTGCTAGGGTCACCAATAATGGCATATTGATTTTTGTACTGAGCGTATGACACTCCAGCATTGGAAAACGTACCCGCTACCGCAATATTACCAGCCGTATTACCTGAACCAGTAGACGTAATGCTTACATACTCAGCTCGTCCATCTGCCTCAAACGCTATCAAATAGTCCGTCAAATTGATGTTGGTAGAGTAAAAAGAAGAAACATTGGCATTGGTGACAATGTTGGCACTGCTATTGCTTGCAAATGTAAGGTTGTTCTGTGAAGCAGTAATACGAATATTACCGCTACCAATAGGCTGAGCATTCTCCAGCCAACTGAACTCTTCTTTATCAATAGCCGTGCGGTTAGCCTTGGTATTTAAACCTTTGAAGGCTTTAATAATGGCATAGGACTTTTTCTGTTCTGCTGCTGCCATGTTTAGTACGGTGTTGAGTAGGGGTCAGGTATGCGTCTTGTAAAGGAGCTGTTGAGAGCTGCCTGTACTTGTTGTTTGTATTGTTGCTGATAAATCTCTGCTTCACCATAGCTCTGCTCTTTATATTTGGCTTTGTAAGCAGCGTAAAAGGCTACAGGTTGCGTGAATGGGTCATTGATAGGGTCTACAGCATTGGGCAACGCTTGCGTCAAAGGCAAGGGCAATATCACCGTATCCACTTCCATCAAATAGCTTTGGTCAGGCACAGGACCAATATAAATCTGTTGTTGACCATAAACAGAGAAACATACGGGTCTGCCAATGTAGTTCTGCCAATATCTCAACTGGGCATTAAAGTTGCTAAATGGCAAATATCTGAGCGGAATACGACTATTGCCCCAATAAATTGTGACATTGAGGGTATCTAGTATCTGATTGGTTACATTCAAAGCCGAATACGGAATAATCTCCGCAGGTGCGTAATATTGGATATACGCAGTGCCATTAGCAAAAGGCGTGCTAGGTGGAAAGCCACCGTTGCCTGTTGGATAGGGAGGTGCAGATGTACCTAGCGTGCCAGTGGTGGTGACTTGATAGGTATAAATGTTGGAAAAGATGTACTGACCAGCAGTAACAGCCAGGTTAGCAGACCAAGGTATAGCTGCTGAACCATCTGCCCCTATAGGGGTGGCTGAAACTATGAGGGTACGTAGGCAACCAGTATCTCTAACGACTCGTTCACGGGCAGAATTAATATCGTCCGTCAGCTCCGAGTCGGACCAGAAGACTCCATTGGCATCGTGCAAGAGCCTACGGACTTCCGTGAGATAGGAAGATAAGGTTGCCATTTAGCGTCCATGTTATGCTGCCCTCTGT